ATAGGCAACATCCACGACACCTAAATGAAGCTTAGGCATTAGCTCACTCCAACAATACTTGGCCCATAAGATTGTGCGTACATGAGGTAATAACGACCCCAAGGGGTTTTAGTTTTATCGTTATCACTCAAAGTCATGTTTTTCATCCAATCAGAAGCAAGCATCGCTGAACTTGAATTCTGATCAGATGCAGCAACTATTGGCCCTGCGATAAAATCCAAAAGTTTGTATTTCTCACGCATGTCCTCAAAATAGGTTTGACCTGTTTGATCAGGGGCCGTAAGCAATAAGTAGTGCATCCCTAAGTTATAAACCGCCATAACATATAAAAGCGGCGCTAACATAGGAGGGGGGTCTATTACTAAGGAATCTGCATAATCAAATGCAGCCTGTAAGTAAATTGACCCATTAGGTAAATCTGCATCCGGCACACCCTGGCTTACAACAAAAGCCCTAAAATCCGTAATATTTGGAGTGCTCGGATTGCTAAACATTAGTTTTTCACCAATTCTTTAGGGTTATCTTGCCCATCCTCGGCAACGGCGATTTTCATTTTCACTTCTTTGCCAGATGGTCTTTCTTTGGGGTTAACGTCTTCGATGACTTCAACCTCGCTGACTTTTGCTAAGCGTTTATTGGTTTTTTTGTCTCTTGTTGCTGCATCAAAAGCTATGGCAGAATTAATTGCCTCTTTTGCAGAGCGCTTTTCAGCGTTATCTAGAACAACCTCATGCGAGACCTGAATTTTTTCTTCGGTAAGCTCTTTATCAAAGCTATAAACAAGTCCGCCAAAATCTTTTAATTTGGTATTAATCTGGGAACGCTCACGCGCACCAAATCTTTCTAATTGTCTGATCACAAAATCACGCTGAGAGGATGACCAGTCTCGTGTACCGATGTCTCTTTGTTGTCCGCTTGGAATATCAACAAATAAGCTTTGCTTGGATTCTGGTAAGCGATAAAACACACGGTATTTCTGTTTCGTACAATTTGCGATAATTAGCACAGTATTTCTCCTTTGAATTTTGATACACTCTAAAAACCGTTATTTATCCCTGTAACGGTAGAAGGCCCGACTAGCCCATTTGTCTGTCTTGTCGGGCTTTCTTTATTTAGTAAGGCATATTCAAAACGTAGAGACCTTGTCCTCTTAAGTTCCATCCGCTTGTGCAGCGCAACTCATGAACATCAGTAATACCGCCATCAGGAATAGGGGTGCTGATCTTCATAGGAGCCGCCATATCGGTATACATGACGTTTACGGCTTTCATAGAAGGCTCAAGCTTGCCAAATTCGTTGGTGTTAATACCTAGGATGCTTGGAACTTCGATTTCAGGAACGGTCATAATCAAAGCATCAGTACCGCCTGCACCTTGGCCGATTAATGTGTCATCGTAGTGCCACTCAACTTCGATATTGCTATCAAGGGCAACGTTGCCAAGCATTTGTGCGGTGGTAGAAGTACCAGCGCCAGGCCTTTGATAAGAGGTAACTTGAACTACGTTGGTAAGAGCAAATTGTCCGAAAATACGTTGTGGGCCAACAAATACCACTTTGGTTTTAACCTTGGTGTTGAGCTGATACATACCGATCAAGATTGATTTAACTTGGTCAAGCAAGAACAAAGCCATTTCGCCATTATCATAAGTTTGTACGGTGCTATTGCCGTAGCTATCTGGAGGCAAGGTTACTTGCACAGCATCGGTAGCGTTTAGCAAGCCTTCGCCATTTGAAGGGTTGAATCCATAAAGCAGCATGGTACGCATTTGTTGGAAAATACCCTGACGGCATGCGTAATCTTGAGCAGCAGGCAGGCTCACTGAATACATAGAAGCCGCTGCAATATCATGATGATCGTACATAGCACGGGTGCGAATACGATAGGTTGGGGTGCTGTTATAGCTTCCAACTAAAGTTGCTGATGGCAAGAAGTTGCCATAGGATTGTGAAACTTGGGTTTCGGTACGCAAATCAATAGAGTTCACATAAACAAATAAATCTTCGCTTCCGATTTTAGTGCGTGGCTTCCCTTCAGGCAGTGACCAGAACGCACCTGATGGCTGAGCATAGGTTACGATCATATCGGGTTCAGCAAAACTTGGGTTTACTCTAGATTGTGCTGGAAAATAATGTGGCATGGTGAAGTCTCCTTAAATTTGAATAATTGCGACTGGGCCAACACTGTAAGACAGCACGCCAGTTGTAGAGTTGTAAGAAACGATTTTGCTGTTTGTGTTTGCATTTAGGACTTTTACAGGCAAAAGATTAGCTGCAAGTGCTGCTGTGCCGCCGCTTACGTAGGTTCCAGGTGTGCTAGCTGCCACCAGGGATACTGTGATGGTGGTTGTATTTCTTGCAGTAACAAGCCATGATCCGTTATAGGCTGTAGTCGCGCTTCCTCCAGAACTAACAACACCGGTAACGGTAATATAAGAGCCTACAGGTACGTTGGTTGTTGGGTCAGTTCCTACGGTAAAGACTGCTACGTTTGCACTCCAGGTGGCACCAGTAATAGTACCGGTATATCCAGCAGAGTAAGGAACAAGCATTTGTTGGGTGTAATCCCAGCCCACTTGTTGGTCAACATCTCCTCCCCCAATTGCATTTGCAAGGGCTGCGGTGCATTGAACCCCGATGCGAGCGTTGGATTTATCGCGGAAATAGCTTATTGTCATTCCTGCGCCATATTGAGCCACGCTATTGCCTGGGGTAATGATTCCATTGTTAGCTTGGTTTAATACGGTGAATCCATCATAAGTAGATGGCCCTGTAGCTAAAACCAAATTATTTCCAGCCTGGTTTGAGTTAACAGTTGGCACTAACTCCTGAATGGCCATACCTGCCCATACAGGGCCAGTAACGCTTGATGCGATTTGACCTGAGCACAGCTCATTTTTAACTGATGGGTCATCTTGGAATGCGCCTTGAACGTACCCATTAGTAGTAGCTTGGAAGGTACTAGAAGGGGAGGTTGTTAGCATTGGGTTAAAAGAAATGTTAGACATGGTAAATCCCCTTAGTGTGTCTGTGCGTGGTTATTGACGTTGAACTTACAAATTGCAGCACCGTCCATGTATGAACCCATCCAAGTGATAGGGTCGCCATAATAAGTAGTGATAGGGCGACCTGCGCTATCTGCTTTAACGACTGGGATTAAAGTACCTTCTGAGGTTTCAGCGGACTTTTTAGCAGCGCTTTCAGCGTCCGCATAAATTTGCTTTTCCACCAAATCAAGGGTTGCTTCATCAGCAATAGAATCAAGTTTTGTAACTTTGAATTGATCAGAATGCTTCTTAAATTTCTCTAATACACGAATTCGATAATCTCTAGGGGTTTCGCCGTGATAAGCTGCTGGGATTTTTTCACCGAGCATTTGGCCGATGCTATCAGCACGGGCTTGAATCGCGCATAACTGATCAACTTCTTCGTGAGTGCGAGGTTTTACAACTGATTGCACTCTTGCATTCAAAGCTTCAATTTGAGCTTTTAGCGCAGCATTTTCTTTAGCGAAAACTGAATCAGCATATTCCTTAGCGCCTTCTTGAGCATCTTGTCTTTCTTCGGACTTAGCTTCGGCTTCAGTTTCTTCCTTTTTGCCTTCTTCTGCGTCCTTGCGCTCTTCCTTAGCTTCTGATTCTTCTTTATCTTCAGAATCTTTGCTATCACAAAGCTTTGACTCTACTGCATCCATGCGGGATTTCATTTCGGTTGCAAAAGAATCAAACCATGCTGGGGCTTGTTCTGTTTTTTGTTCATCTGTCATACTAACTTCTCCGTTATTGTTAATTCCGCGAGGCTCGCCTCCCTTATCCCAAACGCCCACTTCGCATACAGCTAGGTGGTCGAGGAGCGAGGGGTCGCCTTCGATTAAAAGTTTTTTACCGTCTATTTCGATGGTTTCTGTAGAACCGGGGTCTTTGAACATCACGCCGGGGCTTGTGGACTTATGAGTGGTCTGCATCATAAAAGCTGCATCCTCGTCATAAACCTTTGCTATGCCCCAAACTTCATCGCCTTTGATGTAAGGCAAAATGACAATTCCTATAGCCCTGTTGCGATACTCTTCTGTGTTGAGAAGAGACTCGCCGGGGTGAATAAAAATCAATGGCAATCCATTGCAACGCTCTAAAAACTTGTCCGATAAAAATATGTCTTGGGGTCTATATACAAACTCATTTAGAGAGGGCCTAAAGCTCACTCCTGTGCCTGTCACCCTGACATCAAATAGCCAGATGTTTTCGTACTGCTGTGGGCTTGTAAGCTCTCCTAGCTGTATTGCTTTGGCTATGTCTAGTTCTGTGCTAACAGGTATCTCTTGCGCTTCCATAATGAGCATGCAACCTCAGCGCATGCTAAGGAGCTAAAGCTCGCTATGCGCGCTATTTAATTTTTGTTTCGTTTTGTAGTGCTCGGCCCTTAACGGTGAGCATAGAATCTGGTAAATCTCGAAGGTTATAGAGGTATACGGCATTGCATCTGCAAAAAGGTTCTTCGGCTGGCTGGGTGATTTCATCCAGGTAGCCCGCTTCGCCTTTTTTCATCAAGCCGCGTTCTATAGCCCAATTATTGCGGATGGTGTAAATATGCCCATCGCGCTCTTTATGTTCTTCTCGATAGTCATAGCCTTTCTGTCTCCAGTGGCTACGCCATATTGCGGCGATCGCTCCGTTTCTATCATCAGTCCCTTGTGCTATGGTGGCATCTATCGCCGCCATGAGCTTATGTCCTTGGTCAATCTCACGCCTGCGAGTTTCAAAGCGCAATTGTCGCGAGACCTTTAATATGTCCGATTTAACTTCATTCTTGTTTATGGCGTTTGATCCGCCTTTGGGAATAGAGGTCATCCAGCCTGAGAATCGCTGTAAAGTCTTATCAATCGCTTGTTTGCGATTTAATTTGATAAGTTCAGCGTTGGCTCGGATTCTTCGGTCTAATTCGACTCGGAGGGAAGGCATCAGTCTTTCAACGGTATAGCGTTTTACGCCTGGGTTGAAAGTTTCTAACCTTTTTTTAGAGAGTGCGCGTTTAAAACTTTGCTCAAGACTATTTTTAATTTGCCTTTGCAATTCTGCATCTGAAACATACGATGCTTCTGCGGCTTTTCTCAATCTCTCTAAGGTATAGTTGAGCATTTCAATATTGTCAAATCCATTTTCAACAACATAATCAATGGCCCATTTTAGGACTTCTGAAAAGCTGATCATCAGTCGCGTCCTGACTCAGGGGGATTTTCAAGTTCGTATGCTGCTGTAGCGGGAGGCGTATAGCTTTTAATGAGTTCGGGGTCTAGTTCCAGGTGGCTCTCAAATAGCAGGGGCTTACTATTAATGACATTAGCAAACCATTCAGCAAGGGAGGCCCTATTTTCAGGGTCAAGCTGCTGCACCATAACCTGATAAGCTGCAATAGCGGCTTTTAGGGCTGTGTTCTCAACTTCGATTTTCTTACTATCTGGCTCTTGTAAGAGATTGGGCCATACTGCCAAAAATGAGTTCTTCCACTTCATGAAAGCGGTTTGATAAGGAACATTTTCATAATCGGGGTATTTAGCCTGTATCTCTTTATAGAAGTCTGGATTCCAGGCTATGTGCATCACGATATTATCGATAAAGTCATATAGCGGCTGGGCTTCTATGCGAATACCATCGATAAAGCGCGCTATGTGTTTGGCATCCTCTGAGCCTTCCCCAAATCCTTCTGCAAGCGTTTCCTGGTTGATCAGGCTAGCTGGCATATCGGCGGCGGTGGCTATGTTCTTTAAGACATTATTTCTGGAGAATTCAGCGGCATCGCGAAGGTTGGTAAGGTTAATGGATTCAACTGAATCTTCATGACCGATACTGACGACATTACCGGTTACCGCCCCCTTGAGTGCCTCTCTCTTTAATCCCATAAAGAATTGAGCGGCTTTATCAATAATCGAGCCAGGCGGCTTAATCTTAGCAATAATAAGGGCTGACTTTTCGATAACCGCGTTGTCGGCAAGCATTGAAAGCACATAAGTTTTAAGAGGGTATAGGGCTGGCTGATAAACAGAGCGACCCACAAATCCAAAAGCGGAATCAGTGAACGAGATATAGATAGGCTGGCCGTTCATCATGATAACTCCGCGAGAGGTATGGTAGGGCTTACCTGCTACATGGATATATCGGTTAGGTTTTAAAAAGTCTGGTGAGTTTGGGTCTTGATTTAGGACCAAGCTTCCTGATGTGTTTAAAGGGTCATAAACGTTGAAGTGAATCTGCTTTTTATGAATATCAGTTAAATCAATAGGCTGATCATGGGCCTGACCTTCAATACCCATCATAAGGGAGGAAAGTCCATATACACGTTTCAGGGCATGAGCATTGGCAATAATAGGGTCTGCGCCAGTTCCCGCTAATGACTTCCACGTCTTATCAAAAGCTTCAATTAATTCCTTTTCAGGTGCGCCGGGGATTGTAATTTCACGCCTTTGGCTTTGGGCAAGCTTAATAGGCGCTTCTGCCATCTTTGCCCCCAATGGGTGATAAGTGTAAATGGTTTTACATACCTGATATGAAGGCGGAGATCCCGGCTGTATATCTTCAGCCGTGAGAAGGCTTAACAGCGGGCTTTTACTCGCGCTAGTAATGCTCAAAATAGCAGGCGCACCGTTTCCGGTGCCTGTTCCAAAACTCATATAAAACCTCGAATTTATAACGAATGGGTAAAAGAATTAAAAACCTAGAGAATCGCCTAAGCCTATCGCTACGCCGTACGTGAATGTGTCTAAAACATCCATGTGATGAGGCGTTTTATTGCCAAGCCTAAAACCGCATACTTGCGTTAGGAAATGGTTTTTGGTTTGGTTTTTATAAGTGATAGTCTTATTAAAGGCGTATTCTGAAATCTTGACGTT